CATTTAGAGCCCTAAAAAGAAACACTTATTTGGACGGAGAGCCGGGTGTTGGTGAATCGTGGGAGAGATTGACAAAATCTTTTGTTCACAGTAATGGCAGTAACCCCCATACCAATCCGAATATCGGGGATGAATGGTATGATAAAAACACTGGTATATTATTCAAATTTTTAGACGATGGAAATTCTAAACAATGGGTTGAAGTTAACTAAGATATTTGTTATACTATGTGAAAAGGAGCGATAAAATTATTCTCATCGACAACAACCAAATAATCCTTTCCAGCATTTTTACCGCTGCAAAGACCGCTCAGAGTGAGGACGATTATGGCTTCATTCGACACTTAGTTCTCAACACATATCGAAAATATTTGTCAAAGTTCCGCAGAGATTATGGGGAATTTGTCATTTGCAATGATTCTAAAAATGTCTGGAGAAAAGACTTTTTTCCACAATACAAAAAGAATCGAAGTGATCGACAAAAGAAATCAAAATTTGATTGGGGTAAAATCTTCAATGAACTTCACACCATTCGTGAAGAGATGAAAGATGTTTTTCCATATCGTTTTGTTCAAGTCGAAAGAGCAGAGGCAGATGACATTATCGCTGTGATTGCAAAAAACTTTCACCACAAAGAAAAGATTATGATTGTCTCCTCAGACAAGGACTTTCAGCAACTTCAAAGATATCCAAACGTTGAACAATACAGTCCATCGAAAAAAGGTATTCTTCGTTGTGATGATCCGTATGACTTTTTGTTGGATCATGTTGTCCGTGGTGACTCCAGTGATGGTGTTCCAAATGCAATAAGTGATGATGCCGTTTTTGTTGAGGGACGAAGACAAACTAGACTTACAAATAAAAAAATCGAAGAACTTAAGGAAGTAGGTTTCCAACAAGAAGATAATTATATGGAAAGAAACCAAAAACTTATTGATTTGACTATGGTTCCTGAATACATTGAAGAGGAAACCATGCGTCAAATGGAAACAACTGTAAGTGGGGATCGAAGTAAGATCCTAGAATATATGATGAAATATCGTTTAAGGAGTTTGATCGGTAACTTGGAGGAGTTTTAATTGAAAGACAAAAACAATAAGGCAAAAAATACTGACGCTGAGCCTCGTGAATTTAGAACAAGAGGCACACGAAAAAAGCAAAGACGAAGGGATCGCAACAGCAGCAAACAAATGCTTCGTGATATGCAACATGATCCTAAACGATATGAATATTATGATGATTAAATAAGTGAGGTTTATATTATGAGCAAAATTTCAATTTCTAAAGAAACACTTGCGGTGTTGAAAAACTTCGCAGGGTTTAATTCTAATGTCCTCGTTCCAGAGGGTAATGTGATCAAGACGATCACACCAGCGAAGAATGTGATGGCCATTGCCACTGTGCAGGAAGAGTTTCCTGTTGAGTTTGGTATCTGGGATTTGAACAAGTTTATCGGGACTGTCTCTCTGTTCGACAACCCGACATTTGAGTTCTTCGACAATCACATGAAGATTCACGGTGGAAGTGGATCCTCTATCAAATACATGTATTCTGCAAAGCGATTGTTAACAATCCCTGAGCGTGACATCAACATGCCAGATCATGTGGTGGAGTTTGATCTTCACGAAGATAGCCTGTTGGAGTTGAAGAAGGCCGGTGCGGTCCTTCAACTTGAGGATCTTTCGATCTCTTCTGACAATGGTTCTGTTGTTGGAAAAGTGTTTGACAAATCGGATCCAACAAGCAATAATTACTCCATCGAACTCGGTGATCTCTCTGGTGGTAAGAAGTTTGATTTCCACTTCAAGTTGGAAAATCTTCGATTCCTCCCCGGCGATTATACTTGTCAGATCACGGAGAAAGTTGTGAGTCGTTTTGTTTCGGCAAACGATGACCTCGAATACTATGTCGCATTGGAATCCACTTCTACTTACGAGGGATAATTTTGGAACAGAAACAATTTTTGTGGGTCGAGCGGTATCGTCCGCAGACCATTGATGAGTGTGTTCTTCCAGAGGATCTGAAAGACACATTCAAAGATATGATTCAGTCCGGTGAGAGTCAGAACCTTATGTTCTCCGGCTCTGCCGGCACTGGTAAAACCACAGTTGCAAGAGCGATCTGCAACGAGTTGAACGCAGATCATATTGTGATTAACTGCTCCGAGAGTGGCAACATTGACACGCTTCGGACAACAATTCGTGACTTTGCAAGCACAGTGTCACTCAACGGAGGTAAGAAGGTTGTCATCCTTGATGAATTTGATTATTCAAACGCTAACTCTATCCAACCCGCACTTCGGGGAGCGATTGAGGAATTTGCTGATAATTGCCGCTTTATATTGACATGCAACTACAAGAATCGAATCATTGAACCGATTCATTCTCGATGCACCAATGTAGAGTTTCGCATTCCAGCGAAGGAGAAGCCGTCTATCGCTTCGCAGATGATGAAGCGTTGTGGATCTATTCTCGATGGGGAAGGGATTAAATACGATCCTAAAGTCCTTGCCGAACTGATCATGCGATACTTCCCAGACTTCCGACGAGTTATCAATGAACTCCAGCGGTATTCCGTTGCTGGTGAGATTGATGTTGGTATTCTGAGTCGCATCGGTGAGATTCATGTCAATGATTTGATGACTCATATGAAGCAGAAAGATTTCAAGGAAGCACGAAAATGGGTTGTTGATAACCTAGACAATAGTGTGACTGACTTGATGCGAAAGATTTACGATGCGATGTATTCTAATCTTAAGGAATCTTCCATCCCACAAGCGATTGTAATTCTTGGTGAATATCAATATAAAGCGGCTCACGTTGCCGATCAAGAGATTAATCTTGTCGCTTGTATTGTTGAGTTGATGTCATCTTGTGAGTTCAAATAACATTTTCCCTAAATACGGTGTAATTGGAGAATATAATGAAGTTAAGTGAGACACTAAAAACAATTAATTACACGAAAGAGAATCTCATGCTAGAGGATCCGTTGACGGAATCTCAGTATGCTCCTTTTATTGTAAACAAATGTTTGTCTTATTTTACCGATACTATCCTTCATGCGAATGAGATTAATCGTAATGCTCATTTGGATAATCGACTACAATATGATTATTACCTTCATGTCGTGCGAAAAAGAAAGCGTTTTTCACGATGGGATAAAAATGATAAGTCAGTCAAATTTGAAGTCGTAAAAGAATACTTTGGGTATTCAGATAGGAAGACACAAGAAATTGTGGATTTGATCTCCGATGAGCAGTTAAAAGAAATTAAAAAACTGATAGACACCGGAGAGAAAAAGTGAATGAAGAAGATGACATTTTTAACGGACTTGGCATTGAGATAGAGTTAAAAGAGAGAGATGATTTTCTCAAAGTAAAAGAAACTTTAACTCGGATAGGTGTCTCCTCTCGAAAAGATAATAAATTGTATCAATCGTGTCACATACTCCACAAACGTGGGAGGTATGTGATTTTACATTTTAAAGAATTATTTGAACTCGATGGTCTTGAAAGCGATATCACCGATGAGGATTTGGGTAGAAGAAACACCATCGTATCTTTGTTGGAGGAATGGGATTTATTAAAAATTCTAGATGTTGAAGATGTTCAAGAACCAAAAGTTAGTTTGGCAAAGATGAAAATTATCCCGTTTAAGGATAAAAACAATTGGCAACTTATTCCCAAATATCATATCGGTAAAAAGAGGTAGTTATGAAATCAATTATTGTGAGTTATTTTAGTGATGTTGGGGATTCCACTTACTACTCCGATCACGGAAAAAGATTAAGTGAAGAATTAGAGGCACTTGGCGACAGATATAGTATTGTTGGTCTTGAGGGTCATGGTGATTATAGAGCAAACTGTTTATCAAAGCCTTTGTTTATACGAGAGATGTATCACAAGTACAAACAAAACATTGTTTGGCTTGATGTTGACTCATTGGTTCACAAAAGTTTAGACATGTTTGATTGGTGTTTAGAAAAGGCAAAAGTGGCTTGTGTTTCACATCACGGGGCACACCAGAAAGTTGCTCCCCAACAAGTCACCATGATGAAAGCATCTCCCATTGGGTTTCAATATTGCGATGAAGTTACGGCTTTTATTGACGGGTGGGTGGATGATTGTCAAAATGATGCAAAAAATGGTGGTAACAGATTTGATCACGAGGTCTTGTTGGAAAAAACACTCCCTCGATTTGCTGACATGCTAACTTTTATACTTTTAGATAATAGATGGTGTCGTTGGCCGGGGTTGACTGACTCGGATACATATATTACTATGGGCCTTGCGGATAACGAAAGTAAACGAAAAGGACTCATTGATATGGGTGTGACTGGTGATACTTTAAACAATCAACTTGTTGGTAATGAAAGAATGGAGCGTGATTATGAAAATGCAAGCAGTGGGAAATCCGTTCAGTCTGCGACATAACTCTACTTGTAGCAATAAAAAACCAAAAATAGCAGAGTGGGGATTCAATAATGGATCTTCAATTTATGTTGTTTTTGATAATCATATTGCTAGATTTTTGGAACCTTTACAACCCGGAATGTTAAAGTACGGTTGGGTATGCGAGTCTAGAACAATAACTCCGGGTCTTAGTGAATTTTTAAGAACAAATCACTCAGCGATATTTAACGCTGGTGGTTATGATAAAATTTTTGTTCACGAAAAAGAACTAACCATGTTAAATCAAAACTTTATCTATTGTCCTGCGGGTAGTAATTTACCTTGGACACCACGAGGTGAGTATAAGATTTATGAAAAAAGCAAAGTGTGTTCTCTTCTTTGTTCGGCAAAATCTGGTCTTGACGGACATAACGACAGAATTGCCGCTCTTGAAAAATTTAGAGATGATCCACAAGTTGATATAATGGGTGGAGTTTTTGAAAGTCCCCGAGTTGGCTTCTCATCTAATTTGGATCTCGAATGGCATAATAAAAAAGATGCTCTTTATGATTACATGTTTACACTTTGTTCTGAAAATGACATCAGTGCTGGTTATTACACTGAAAAAATAACTGACTGTTTTGCTACTGGGACAATACCAATTTATCGTGGAGATCCTGATATTGGTGAGGTGTTTAACAAGGATGGGATTATCGAGTTTACCGATGACTTTGACACTTCAATTTTGACAAAAGAATTATACGAATCAAAAATGGATGCAATCAAAGATAACTTTGAGAGAGTGAAAAATCTTGAGATGGCAGACGATACAATTTGTAGGCTTATTGAAAGGATGGCATGATGAGCAAAAATTTAATTTCATATTCATTGTGGGGCAACGAACCTCGGTACATTGAAAATATGTTTAGAAATTTTCCAGCAAGAGATAAGTATTACGCTGGTTGGGACATCAGAATTTATTATCAAAACATCACACAAGAAACATATGATAAACTCAACTCATATGGATGCCAGTTAATCCCATCTCACACCATGCCTCTTCATCCCATGTTTACTCGTTTCTATGCGGCAGAGGATACAGACTATGATGCTGTTATTTTTAGAGACGCTGACTCTATTTTAAATTATAGAGAATCAAAGGCTGTTGCTGAATGGTTACAATCAGGAAAAGTTTTACACTCAATGCGAGATGCCGAACCACACAACTGTGCGTTTCAGGGTGGAATGTGGGGTATAAGACCAAGGTTTAAGAAAGAAAACTTGATCGAATGGATGCACAAGATAATGGACATCGCATCACAGGAAAACTATGTTCATCGTTCCGGTTATACTTGGGGAGATCAAACATTTTTAGACGCTTTTTGCTTCACACATTACGAAAAAACCGATATACTTGCACACGATAATCAAGATCGGCACTGGGATAAACAAACAGTAAGAAAATTTCCTACAGGAGAGCGTCCTAAACAACATGTCGGTTATGCTTTTGTTTACGTTGAGGATATTGAAAAGGATCCGAGCGAATGTTAGTGATTATGTCATGTGATGACAACCCATACTACTTTGATTTTTGGGAACCAGTGTCTTATGTTTGGAAAGAAAAGATGGGACTCATGCCTGTCTTAGTTCACTTCGGTGAGAAAACTCCATCAAACACACACGGTGCTGTCATCAAAATGCCTATTGATCCAGACATCCCCGTCCACACACATTGTCAATTGTCAAGAATCTGGGTTCCTAAACTATTTGAAAATCAATTTTGCATGACGAGTGACATTGACATGATTCCACTCTCAAGAAAATATTGGAATCCTCTTGGTAGCATGACAGATGAGCAGGAGTTTGACTGGTTACATTTAAATAGCAGTGGAGACTACTATCCAATTTGTTATAATATTGCAAAGTCTGAAACATATAAAGATGTTTTAGAATTGGATGATAACTTTAACGACTTTATGAAAAAGGTTGTTGATAAAACATCTAATAGAGGGACACATGATATTGGATTTGGTAAGTTTGAAAACTGGTTTATTGATGAGGAATATTTGTCAAACAAACTAACAAGTAAAAAAGACAAGATAAAAATCTTACAGGCAGATCGTCCCGGTGGTCATCCTAATGGAAGTAGAATAGATAGAGATAGATGGGGTTATCATCTTCAGTCTTTAAAGGATGGTAACTACATTGATTGTCATTCTATTCGTCCTTTCTCTGAACACAGAGAAGAAATAATGAAAATAGTGAGTGTATTATGAAAGTTATTGTAACAGGTGGTTGTGGCTTCATTGGTTCTAATTTAGTTGATCGTCTTGTAAAAGAGGGACATGGTGTTAATGTTATTGACAATGAGTCCTCCGACGCACACGATCAGTTCTTTTACAATGATGTGGCAAGATATCATAAAGTTGATATATCCGATTACGATTCAATCAAACATATTTTTCAAAATGCACATTGTGTTTTTCACCTTGCCGCAGAGTCAAGAATAATGAATA